TTATGACGCTATAGCACCATAAGGGCACAAAGCGAACACACAATCCTGGCGATGTTCGCAGCGGGTGAGCAAGGTACCGTCATTGCCCGGGCACGTCGAGTTCGCCAGAAATGATGACCAAAAGGGCGGGGTATAAGGAAACGCTCGCAGGATGTGCAACTTTCTGAGCCTGCCATCCACAGCGATTCCGAAAGGGCCGGTCACCAGAACCGAGCCGGGGCTGATAAAGTAATCGCCTTTATACCAAATTATCAGCCTGAGATTTTTAACTGTAAGAACATGAATGAAAATTGTTCCGGTACGCGGGCACACCATCCTCTCTTCAACCACCCAGTACATGTATTTCTCCTTATCCTTAAGTGAAATTCCATTCATACAGAGAATAACATCGTACAGGTGCTTGAAAAGCCTGACTTTACGAAATTCATAAATTCCGGCATTTCTCATTGAAAATAAAGATAAATTTACGTTAGGGAAACTTATGGATGGGGCAGAAAAGCAGGGGCGAAGGTGGAAGAAGGGCGTTTTACAGACAAAAAAATTAGCCTGCGTAAGGGAGATTTGCCCCCCTTACAGCAGGGGCTTTCAGCGGTGCAATGCGGGTTTGCGCGGCACACAAGCCCACTGAAAGCCACTATAAACCACTATAGTGTGGACGCAGTGTGGACACTCTCTGTGCTCACTCCACCTCGCAACGGGTTTAGCGTAATCGCATCCTGTAAATACTCAGGTGCAAAGTGTGCATAGACCATTGTTTGTTCTATGCGTGAGTGCCCGAGAATCCTTTGCAATGTGATAATACTCCCTCCATTAATCATGAAGTGCGTAGCGAAACTATGTCGTAAGGCGTGGGTTGCCTGACCGGCAGGTAAATCAGGTTTTAGCTCCTTCATTAGCCGCCTGAATGCCGGGTAATTGGCATCCGGGAATAGGAACCCTCGCTTGTTTCCAGTGACTAACTCTGCAACCTCATCCGATATAGGGACGGTGCGTGGCTTGTTCGTTTTTGTTTTAACAAACGTGCAGCGGTTGTGAATAACATTTTCCGCTTTAAGCCTCGCCGCTTCGCTCCATCTTGCCCCGGTGCTGAGGCATAGAATGGCGATCTTCTTGTTATCACCTTCCAGTTTCGAAAGCAGAAGGGCGATCTCATCCTGTGTTAGGTATCCTGTTTCGGGTTTGTCTTCTTTCAGCCTTTTCATGCCCCGGAAAGGGTGTTCACCGAAGAATAATTCAGCATCAATTAGAGCTGTAAACATGCCGCTAAGACAGGTTAAGTCACGATTAATACTGGACGGCTTAATGCCTTGTGACCTGCGTGCTGCTGTGTATTGGCTTATTACTGATTTAGTAATTTGGAACGCGCTAGGGTCATTAGTAATCTTTGTGAAAATCTCAATCTTCCCAAGATTAGACTTGCCGTGATCCTCGTGTTTACCTTTCAACTCCCACCAGATTTTAGTCAATTCAGACAGATGCCGCTTATCTGTCGGTTTAGCTAACCAATCCTTGTTGTGGTGGTTGTATTGGGTATGTTTCTCAAAAGCGATAGCTTCGCTTTTCTTGTCGAACTTCCTGCGGATGCGCTTTCCGTTGCGCCCGGCAGGTCTGATGTCCACTTCATAACGACCATCATCGAGTTTCTTGATACTCATGAAACCCTCCGATTTACGCGTTGTTTAATCTTGTTACACGTCGTACCTGTATGTGTGGAAAATTTTTCGACTAGTAACATGCATTTAATATGCATGTAATGTCGGTAAAGGGTTAGCCAGTCTTTTGGTCTGAGTGCTGCGAGGTTGTTTCGGGTTGCCCAAAGTGTGCGAGAACCGGAGCAATCTGTCCGGACTCAGGGAAAATCTGATCCGTCATAAACCACATCGTGTACTTAGAAAACCTCGGGTGTTGAAGGATTTTCATAATTTGCTCAACACCGGGTTTTTTAACGCCTGCCTCATATCCTGCCAATGAACTATATGCGAGGCCGGTTAACTCACTGAATTGCCTTTTGTTGAGTCGCTCGGACTCTCGAATCAACTTCAACTTCTCATGCACTGGGGTTGACATAGTTACTCCTATAGAAGAATATTGTCTCTAAAGGGTCATAAAAACCCTATCGAGGTACACAATAAGAGCAATTAAAGCCCATTAAGAGCAATTAGTTGCACTAAAGGAGAATCCTATCAGATGAGCCGACAGCTTGTAAGTAATACAGATGCAGTGCCAATTCAGGAGTTTGCCAGACTCATTGGTAAAACCCCTGCTGCCGTTAAGGGAATGGTTGAGAAAGGTAAGTTGCCAGTTATTGAAATGACTGACCCTCAATCAACATCAGGCCGCGCCGGTGAGTATTGGATTTACCTCCCAGCATGGAACAAAGGTATGCAATTGGCATATGAAAGCCGACCAAAAGAGATTCGTGATGGTTGGCTGATGTGGTTAGGTTTAGGCGAGCCAGCTTAAGGAGCAATGATATGACAGAACCTCGCTGCATCGCTCAGTTACTCCGCTATGAAAGCCCTAATCCGATTAACTTCACTGTCACCCACGGTCGGGGCCGCAAAGGCATCATTATCCGCGCCCGTAAGCCGGGCATTCTGGCTGTCGTTAAGCGCATCATCAAAATGAGAGAGGTGTCAAAATGGCTGTAATGACCCTTGAGTTAGTCCAGAAACAACCTGCAGGCCTGCGCGTGATAATCGGTAAGCATCTTGCGCTGCCTCGCTGGCAGGACACCTGCGATTTTTATAATGGGATGATGGAACGCGACCGCCTGACAGTCTGTTTCCATGCGCAGCTTAAACAACGTCACGCAACCATGCGCTTTGAAGAAATGAACGATGTAGATCGTGAGCGTCTGGCCTGCGCAATTGACGAGCTGCGCGGGGCATTTTCTAAACGTCGTCAGGTTGGTGCCAGTGAAACGGCTTATATCAGTTTCCTGACGGTCAGTCAGCGCCGCACTTTATTCCTTCATGCGGGATTAACTGAGCTTGAATTTAATCAGCCTTACTGGCGAATTGATGAAGATTCCTGTTATTGGCGTGAGCAATTATTCAGGGCGCTACGTGAATTATTCAGCTTGTTTGAATATGCCCCAACTATTTTAACCTCGGTAAAGCCTGAGCAATATTTGCATTAATTAAATAGCCGAACTTTTTACGCGCTTGAATGCGCGGGACATTCTTTTGTCTGGAGCCAGGTAAATGAATAAAGAATTATCAGTACCTCGCAGCAAGATGAAAGCTCTGTTAGCGCAGGCCACGATTGAGGCGCAGCTAGTCACCGCGACCCGTTTCGCGTCGGCGCTTGACTCTCTGATAGCTCACATTTGTAAGTCTGAAATGAACCGAACGGAAATCATTGAGCTGTTAGGGCAGGAATCCGAAAAGCTGCACAACTCTATTTTGAATCAACAATAAAGTAATAAGGGAATATATGAGCATTAATATCGTTATTGATAACAAGTTCGTGATTACCAGCGACCAGTTTCAATTTATTTTGCAGGAAAAGAAAATCGCTAAATCTGGCAAGAATGCCGGTAAAGAGTGGCTTGATACAGTCGGCTTTTATCCAACTATCAGCAAGCTCGTTTCCGCACTGGCGCTGCATAACATTTTAACCGGTGAGGCTCGTCAATTTTCAGCCCTTGAAAAGCAGATTGAGCAGTTAGGCGAAAAATGCCTGGAGGCATTCACCGCTAATGGCCGTTGAGACCCGGGGGCGCGTTGCCCCCTCGCCACCACCCCCGCTACAAAAAAGCACCGGTGAGACATTCGTCGGTGCTTATCCGTGGAATAAAGCCAGCAAAGAGGCCATAGGCCGCGACAGACCCCTTACACGTGCCGAACTCCGTCAGGTGCAAGGTGTTTTAAACCGGATTGACCGCCTGCCGTTTTTCCTGCAAACGCTGTTTACCTCGCGTTATAACTTCATCCGCCGCACAAAGAGCCCTTTGGGTGGGCTGTATTTCCTCAAAAATACGTTTGAGCGCAAGCTGCTTCCGCGTCTTGAGCGTGTTAATGAGCTGTGCGGGATGAATGAATCCGCCTCGTTAGGCTTTTTGTCCGAGCGTGACCAGTATGCGCGCCTGCCTGATATGAATGACAAAGAGCTCAGGAAATTTGCGGCCAGAATTGCCTCGCAGCTCTGGAACAAATACGAGGATTTAAGCGACGCCTGGGCGGAGGCGCACGGTGGGAAAGAGTCACTATTCACCGATGAGGCGCAGGCGCATTTATACGGTCAGGTGGCCGGTATTGCGCGCGCTTTCAACCTTACCCCGATGTACTGGAATAAATACCGTAAGGGTCTGATGACGATCCGCATGGCATTTTCCGCTGTCTCCCGTCTGATTAAGGATGAGTGGTGGGTTAACCAGCTCAAGGCGCAGCGTATGCGCTGGCGCGAGGCGTTGCTCATCGCTGCCGGTGAAGTCAATAAAGACCGTTCTCCTTACGCCAGCAAAATGGCGATACGCGATGTTCACGCGCGCCGCCTGGCTAATCTCGAATACCTGAAATCCTGCGAGCTGGAAAACAAAGTTACCGGTGAGCGTGTAGACCTCATCAGCAAGGTCATGGGGAGTATTTCTAATCCTGAAATCCGCCGCATGGAACTGATGAACACAATCGCCGGGATCGAACGCTACGCGGCCAGCGTCGGTGATGTGGGGATGTTTATTACGCTGACCACCCCGTCAAAGTATCACCCGACCCGTCAGGTCGGAAAAGGCGACAGCAAGACGGTGCAGTTTAATCACGGCTGGAACGAAACCGCATACACCCCTAAAGACGGCCAGCGCTATCTGTGCCGAATCTGGAGCCTGATGCGCACCGCTTTCAAAGATAACGAGTTAGAGGTTTACGGGATGCGTGTTGTCGAGCCTCATCACGACGGCACGCCGCACTGGCACATGATGCTGTTTTGCAAACCCGGTCAGCGTAAAGCCATCAACGACATTATGCGTCGTTATGCCCTCAAAGAGGACGGACACGAGAAGGGCGCAGCTAAGCAGCGCTTTGAGTCCCGTCACCTTAATCAGGGCGGCGCGGCGGGTTATATCGCTAAATACATTGCCAAAAATATCGACGGCTACGCGCTCGACGGCCAGCTCGATCACGACACCGGCAAGCCCCTGAAAGATACGGCTGCAGCCGTCACCGCATGGGCGTCAACATGGCGTATCCCTCAGTTTAAACCGATTGGCCTCCCGACAATGGGCGCTTACCGCGAGCTGCGCAAACTGCCGCGTGGGGTGAGCATTGCCAGCGAGTTTGACGACCGGGTCGAGGCCGCGCGCGCTGCTGCTGATGAGGGTGACTTTGAGCGGTACATCATCGCGCAGGGTGGCGCAAATATGCCGCGTGATGCTCAGGCGGTCAGGGTCGCCCGTAAGGTGACGGATGAGGTTAACGAGTACGAGGAAGATATCGAGAGGGTTGTCGGTATTTATGCCCCTCATCTCGGGGCGCACCGTGTCCATGTAACCCGTACAGCCGAATGGCGCATCGTTCCAAAGGTTTTGGCCGTTGAGCCTTTGACTTTAAAAAGCGGCTCTGCCGCGCCTCGGAGTCCTGTCAATAACTGTGGAAAGCTCACTGACGGTGGCGATCCAGTTATGACCCCGACACCGTCTGAGCAAGCCGCAGCGGTGCTAAATCTTATTGATGCTGGGGTTGTTGATTGGAACGACCCGGACGTCGTGAAGGTGCTCAGAGGCGCGCTAAAGGCGGGGGCTAAACCTCAAAACAGGCAACAAAGAAACCGATCACCGTTAAAGCCGGATGAATTAGCACCTTCAGCTCGGCTGACCAAATCACAGCGCGACCAGATTTCGCGCATCCGGTTTGACCTCGCACAGCACGGCATCACGCCGGAGCGGTGGGAGCTAGATGTTCTGGCGCGAGGTGCAAAGGTAAAATATGGCGATATAGTATTTTCGTATTTGGTTGGCGAGGAGTGGCGGGATATTTCGGTTTTACAACAAAAGAGAAGGGCGTCAAGATTTCATTGAACCGAATGAATGTATCAGGCTACCTAAGTAGCAGCCTGATAATGGTATCATCTTATAGTCATTAGGCCGTGTTGTAGTAAGTCAATCAACCCAGCCTCGCCTTTAGTTTCAATATGAGCCATCCCATTTCTGAATAATTTCAATTTACCTTGATGATTAGGGTCAGCAATTGACGATGTCAAACGTTCTAACCGAGAGTCTTTGTTTCTGAGCTCCGTAAGAAAATACTGCCTCAAGTCATGTGAGCTATTTATTTGCATTTTTGCAAGTGCAAACTCAGCAACTTTGACTTGAGAGATATCAAGTTGAGTTACTGCCATTGATAATTGTTCTGACAATGATTCAAACCAATCAAAGGGATTGATTTCTATTTCTTCCAATCCGACCCCTAACCCCATGTTTCGCACAATTGCCTGAGCAAATGGTTTTAGTGTGCGAGGAGGGTTGCTTATGGCGATAATAGGAAGGAATTGACTATCGATAGAAAAATTTGTGTTTCTATAATCGATGCGTTCAATTGTGGTAATATCGCCATATAATGAGCCGATTTTATCTTCGGTTATTATTTTTTCAACAAAACGACCTTTGCAAAAACCATTTCTAATTTTTTCAAAAATAAATCCCTTCCCTTTTTCTTCGGTGTAGAGATCTTTGTTGAGCTTGTCAATCGTTTCATCTAAAGTAAAACGATTGTTTAGAACAATCCATTTAACTTTTTTCATTTTCGCTCACCTTATTACCAGTAACGATATTATAGGCGTTTAATGCAGATGATTCAATTAATTGACTGATTTGGTGTTTTTCAATTTCCGTTGCGGCACGAATTGTAACGTTAAAATCTGCACCCTTCTGATTGTTAATTCCCTTTATCTGATAGGAGAAATCATTACAGTCTTCAATGTTCTTGAAGAATGCTTCAACTAAAATACGGTTGCCAATACCATTACTTGGTTTTGCCGACCAAGCTATCCTGACGATGTAATAACCTTTTCCATGCAGTTGCGAGAAAATTCCAGAACTATTTACAGACTCGCCTTTTAGAACTGCGCGTTTTACGTAGCCAGTTTCAATCTCTTCATCATCGTCATCATCCGTATTTGATGATTTATATTTATTTAACTCAACATTTGTTACATCATCTATTTCATAATCGGTAATGCCATTCATCAATTCCTGAAAGAACTGACTTCTAAGAGATGGGGTAGCAATGGCTTCAAGAGAAATTTCAAATTTATCAATCGGTTGTGATTTTATTTTAGATAATTCATTTTGCAATAGTGTTGCAATATCCTTTGCTTTCTGGTTTTGCGGCATACGAATGTCAATTCCGTCATTGCCTATTTTTAAATCGACTTTTACACTTCTTTTATCTATCTGTCTTAATGCTGTGCGCGATAAATCCACATCTTGGTAATTTACCTCAACAGATAGAGTCCCACCTTTTGTGGCTGAAATAGTGACTGTTTCACCATTGCCATTTGTTAGTTTTTTCTTTACTTGTTCAGCAGCCCTTTTTAATTCATCCTGTGTTGATGTGGTTTGAAGTTTAACACTGGTTGTGCTTTCTCGCTTGTCATATGTTTGTACAAGTTCTTTAATTGAAGAAAGATCTTGGAAACTATGGGGTAATTTACATACTTCCTCTATTAAATCTTCTTTTGATAACTCACTAGATAAAATAATACCTTTTCTCAACAATATTCCATGTAGCAAAGTCGGAGTTATACGTTTATGATGCAATGCGTCATAAATATTCTTATCAGTTGCGAAATAAATATTCATGTTTTTCATTAACGTTGCTCCATTCCGATTGCTTCCAAGCTGTAGTTAATTACTACTGTAGCTACTCTATCAAAACTGACCTTAGTGAAAAGGCGCTCATTTTCACCGACTAACCAATGGGAGCTATATTTTTGCTTTGCTTTATTAAAATGATGAGCCGCTTCTTCGTGAGGGTTGATATGGCAATGCCTAATAGATATTTTTTTTGCGTCCGTTAATATTTGATAGTTGGAAAGCATATCGAAAAAATACACAAATTCGTCTACGTTATTGCCAGCTTGGTTATAGTAAATTACAAAGCCATCATCATGGTTTGTACCATCCCAGTCATAAGCATTATGTTTTATAATTACATAAGGTGATGAAAGCATTTCTACCGTTGCAGCTGTTTTTTCATTTACAGGGTGTTTGATTCTTGTCAGTGCGAGATCAGGATAATAGTACTGGAATTGGTTCGGTTGAGGTAATCCTCCACTACCCATTAGAGTTTTAATATCGAATGCAATATTTATTATGTCAGAAATTTTATACGGATCTAATATATGTAGTTTAACATTTGGTGGACATTTAATTGTCTCGCTATCTACCTTTTTCATTACCGCTTCATAAAAATCTTTATCGTATAGATGATCGTGATTGTACAAAAAGAGTAAGCCACGAACATTGAAGCCTAGCGATTCATCTTTTACGTAACGGTTGCGCCATTGCGGGCTGATGTTGGCGCACTCAGTGGCTAGAGCTAAGGATGATATTGCACCTTCAACGATCCCCTTACCAATTGAACCGCTGGAGTAGCTTTTCAAATCAGTGTTTAAATAAACAACTTCTTCTTCATACGGATCGATGTAGTGGAATACAACATCGCTAGGGTGAGTTTTCTTGTCATGCCCTTGCAACTCACATTTCCAGTTCATGTCTTGGCTATCAGCGCGTTGCCATTTGAAAATACGAAAAATCTCTTGAGTAATTTTATTTGCGACATGCTGTATTGCCGAAGTTTCTCCGCCCATTTTAACATTCCTGTTTGTAGTTCAACTATTGCTGTAAGAAGTCATAAAAAACTAAAGAGTTACAACATTTTGTGTATGCATGTCTAGCGTGAATGGATTTGCATTTAAAAATTTCAAGACTCAAGCACGTTTCAGGCCAAGACTGGTGGGTTTCGAGTGGCCTAATGCAGCTGCATTAAAACCGCCCCATAAAGTGGGCAGGCGAGGCGGGGATAGCACTGCGCGCCAGACGTGGTGACAGGATTTATTTTGCGCGTCTGTGCGCGTCGTGGTGGGGTGCTGCGCTGTGAGGTCGGGCGATGAGGTGTGCGAGAGGTTGCGCGGCGGGTGCGGTGTCTGGTGCGCTCTGAGGATATGCCGCCCGGAGGCGGCATTTTTGGCGGGATTACTCGGTATCGATGCAGTAATCCTTAAAGCGGACCACCTCCATTCCTAACCAATCGTTTATTTCTTTGAAACGCTCCTGCAGCGGCGTCAGCTCGTTACGTACAAACACCCGCGCTACCTTCTCGATGTCCCCCATTGAGCCGATATTCTCAGGCTTGCCCCCCATTAGCTGGAACGGTACGCGGTGCGCATCGAGCAGGTCGGCGGCGCTTACCTTTTTGATATTGAAAAAATCATCCTTCGTGGCGACTTCACTCAGCGGCACGATCTTAATGCCGTCCGGTTTCCCGTTGGGGGCATAGAAAAACAGGTTTTTAAAATTCCCGAGCCCTTTCGAGTCACGCATCGCGGAGCGCAGCGCCTCGACGTCAGTGCTGCTCTGCGCCGCGTCGGTCACGTACATGATGTAACCCGCGTGCGCGCCGTTCTGGTAATACTTGCGACGAAACAGCGTGGCGGATTCATTCAGCCAGGCGGAATTTAGCGCGCTCAGGTATTCCGGCATCCCGTAGAGTTCCTGATTGATATCGGGCTCAAGCAAATGGCACACCGAGCCGGGGGCGAACTGGTGCGGGTGGGTAAAGCTCGACACGTACCAGTAAACATCCTCCTCGACACCCCGGCGGGTGTATTTGGCCGGGGAGGTTTCCAGCTTCATGAGCTGGCCGGTCACGCTCAGGCGCTTCTCAAGATAGCCGTTTGCAAAGACCAGATAATCGAGTACAAGGCGGCTAAAATCCTGACGCGACAGCAACGGGTGCGGGATATAGGTGCTCGTCAGGATGTTGCGCTTAACGTAAATCGGGGAGCTGTGATGTACGGCGGCACGCAGGCTTTTTGCCAGACCCGAGAAATTGACCGGCGGCTCGTACCACTTCCCGTTGTTGATGCACTCGACATAGTCGAGGATATCGCGGCGATCCAGAACGGGGGAGGGCTCACCAAAGGTGAACGCCTCCATTTTCTGCGGTGCGCTGGCGGTCATGCTGGCTGACTGTTGTGGCTGTTTCTTTTGGCGTTTTTTCATCTTAGTTAATATCCAGAATTGAGGCTGATTGCATCCCGCTACCGGCGGAAAGCGGTTCGTTTAACAGGGCGTGCATGGTCGCCCACGCGATATCCGCATGGCTGGCCTCTTCACTGCGGCTGGCTTCATAGGTGGAGCTGCGGCCACTGCTGGTCATGGTTTTACGGATAGCCATAAATGACTGCGTGATGTCGGTTGCCCCGGCGTCGTATTCCAGACACCCGCGTCGGATGGTGTCTTTTGCTTTCAGCACCATGGCGGTTTTCATTTCCGGCGTGTAGCGGATGGCGCGCGCCGCCGGGAAGAATGAGCGCACGAGCTGGTAAACACCCTGACCGATGCCGGTCGCATCGATGCCGATATAGTCGACGGTGTATTTTTCGGTGAGCGAGCGGATAGCCTCGGCCTGCGCGGCAAAGTCCATGCCTTTCCACTGATGGCGCTCAAGGATGCGGAACTTGCCACCGGCTACCAGTGGCGGAGCCAGTACCGCACAGCCTGCGCTGTCGCCGGTGTGTGACGGGTCATAGCCAATCCAGACCGGGCGCCAGTTAAACGGACGGTCGGCATAAGGTGCAAAGTCCTCCCATTCTTCCATCGCATCGACCATGCAGCGCTGCAGCTCCTCGAACGGGAATACCGATGCCTTGTCGTCGACAAACTCGCACATGAAGAGGTTACGGAAGTCATCCGCGCTGTTTTCCTGCCTGAGCTGGTCGAGGTTAAACAGGGTGCAGCCACCGGCCAGCGCGTCCTCAATGGTGACAATCTGCCGCCACTGGCCGTCACCGCACAGCACGCCACCGGCAAGCGCCTGATGGCTGATATCGATGTCGACACGTTCGTCGCGATTACTGCGCCCCCGGTTATACAGCTCGCCTGACCAGAACGGATAAGCACCATGCGCCAGCGTGGATGGGGTCGAGAAATAGGTCGTGCGCAGGTGTGACTGCGAGGCCATGCCCGAGGCCACTTTGCGCAGGCGCTGGAAATTTGGGATCCAGAAAATTTCATCGACATACAGGTCGCCGTTGTGGCTCTGCGCGGTGTTGGAGTTCGTCCCGAGAAAAATCAGCTCTGCGCCGTTGTTGCCGATGACAATCGGGTCGCCTGACAGGTCGACGTCGACCAGACGCGCAAAGGCGATGATGTACTTACGGAAAACGTAAGCCTGCGTTTTACTCGCTGACAAAAATATCTGGTTCTGGCCGGTTTTAAGGGCGCGCAGAAGTGCCTCGCGCGCAAAGTAGAACGTTGCGCCAATCTGGCGCGATTTCAGGATGTGGCGGATGCGGTGCTCTAACCCCGCTTTATACCAGTGGAGCTGATACGCAAAGGACTGGTCGAGGAAAATCTCTTCCAGCTTCTCAATTGCCTCCTCGCTGAAATAATTACGTTTCGGCTTTTTGCGATCCCCTTTGTTGCGGCTCGCAATGTTGGGGTTTAAATCCACCTCGTTTCCGGTCTGGCTGTAGCGGTTCACGCGCGCGAGGCGCTCCAGCTGGCGCGACAGAAAATCAGCGACTTTGAAGTCATGCGCGGTAAGGTCTTGCTTTGCGTAAAGCTGGATGAGCCGCGCCTCAAGCGTCGATTCCACACGGTTAATCGGCGCGGTTTCCTCCCATCCATCACGCTGTTTCCAGCTCTGCACGGTCGGGCGCTTGAGCTGCAGCATGTCGCAGATTTGCGGCACGGCGAACCCCTGCCAGTACAGCAGCCGCGCCTGTCGTCGCGGGTCATTGAGCGGTGAAAGGTCAGTTGAAATGGTCATGGTTGCCTCGTTTTGATGTCACGAGGCAAGGCTAAGGAAAAGCCCGGGCGTTATCGCTAAACCACTGTTGTGTCAGGGGTTGCACTTCTGTAACCGGTGGCTGATGCGGGACGGAGTCGGGAAACTAACCCCGACCCGAAAACCCAACATCAGGACACCTGAACAATGGCAAAGAAAGTTTCTAAATGGTTTCGCATCGGCGTCGAGGGTGACACCTGCGATGGCCGCGTCATCAGTGGCGATGATATTCAGGATATGGCCGACACGTTCGACCCGCGTGTCTATGGCTGTCGTATCAACCTCGAGCATATCCGGGGGCTGATGCCTGACAGTCCGTTTAAACGCTATGGTGACGTTATCGAAGTCAAAGCCGAAACCATCAGTGATGACTCAGCGCTCAACGGTAAAAAGGCGCTGTTTGGCAAAATCCAGCCGCTCGACGAGCTGGTCAGCATGGTTAAGGCCGGGCAGAAAGTTTACACCTCCATGGAGATCCGCCCGAATTTTGCCAACAGTGGCAAGTGCTATCTCATCGGGCTGGCCGTGACCGATGACCCGGCAAGCCTCGGCACCGAATACCTCGAATTCTGCAGCCGTGCCACGCAGAACCCACTCGCCGGTAAAAAAGACCAGCCGGGTGACGTCTTCTCTGTGGCCTCACTGGCTGAGCTGGAGTTTGAAGACGTTCCCGACACCATGCTCAACAGCCTGACCGACAAGGTCAAAGCCATTTTCAGCCGTAAGCAGGTCAGCGATGACGCGCGTCTGGCGGATGTGCATGAGGCGGTGACCACCGTCACCGAGCAGGTACAGACCAACCTGACCGAGACCGACAAACGTGTCACCGGGCTGGAGACCGCTTTTGCACAGCTTAAGCAGGACGTGATCCGCACGACCGAAGAAAACGCGCAGGCGTTTACCTCCCTGAAACACTCTCTCGATAACACCGAAAGCCAGCGCCAGCCGCGCCGCGAACTTTCAAAAGGCGGTACCGGCGACGAGCTGCTGACCAACTGCTGATACTCCGCCGGGCGTGCTGCCCGGCCTGATACCTATTACCTGAACAGGAATAACCATGCGTAAAGATACCCGTTTCAAATTCAATGCCTACCTGTCCCGCGTCGCGGAGCTGAACGGCGTTTCCACCGAAGACGTGGCGAAAAAATTCACCGTCGAGCCGTCGGTCACGCAAACCCTGATGACCACCCTGCAGATGTCATCCGCGTTTCTGACAAGAATTAACATCGTGCCGGTTGACGAGCTGAAAGGCGAAAAAGTCGGCGTCGGTGTTAACGGTACGATTGCCAGCACTACCGACACCGCCGGGGATGATGAGCGTAAGACCGCGGATTTCACCGCGCTGGAGTCCAACAAATACGAGTGCGATCAGATTAACTTTGATTTCCATATTCGTTACAAACAGCTCGACCTGTGGGCGCGATTCCAGGACTTCCAGACCCGTATCCGTGACGCGATTATCAAGCGTCAGTCGCTTGATTTCATCATGGCCGGTTTCAATGGCATCGAGCGCGCGGCGACGTCAGACCGCAAACAAAATCCGCTGCTGCAGGACGTGGCGACCGGCTGGCTGCAGAAATACCGCAACGAAGCGCCAGCGCGCGTGATGTCAAAAATTACCGACGATGAGGGCGCGGTAATTTCCGAGGTGATCCGCGTGGGTAAAAACGGTGACTATGAAAACCTCGATGCGCTGGTCATGGATGCGACCGGCAACCTGATTGATGAGATTTATCAGGATGACCCGGAGCTGGTTGTTATCACTGGTCGCAAGCTGATGGCGGATAAATATTTCCCAATCGTCAACAAGACGCAGGAAAACAGCGAGTCGCTGGCCGCTGACATCATCATCAGCCAGAAGCGCATCGGCAACCTGCCAGCCGTGCGCGTCCCTTACTTCCCGGCTAATGCCCTGATGGTGACACGTCTCGATAACCTGTCGATTTACTTCATGGATGATGCACACCGCCGCGCCATCATCGAAGAGCCGAAAAAAGACCGCATCGAAAACTACGAGTCGATGAATATTGACTATGTGGTCGAGGCTTACGCCGCCGGTTGCCTGGTTGAAAACATCCAGCTTGGTGACTTCACTGCACCTGCAGAACCGGAAAGCGGAGAGTAAGTCATGACGAGTCCCGCAGCGCGTCACATGATGCGGGTCTCGGCCTATGAAACAGCGCGGCGGGCTGCTGTCCCGCTGCGCAATGCAACTGCCTATGAGCAGATGCTGGTTAAGCTGGCCGCAGACAACCGCACGCTAAAACAAATCCGATCCAACGAGCGCAAGGCAGATAAAAAACGCGAGCTGCTGCCGTTCTATCTGCCGTGGGTGGCTGGCGTCCTCGCAAACGGCAAGGGTGCGCAGGATGACGTTGTCATGACGGTCATGCTGTGGCGTCTCGATGCTGACGATATCGCCGGGGCGCTGGAAATTGCCCGTTATGCCATGACCTATGGCCTGACCATGCCGACCGGGCGACGTCCGACGCCTTACCTGCTGGCCGAAGAGGTGGCACTTGCCGCACAGCGCCTGCGCAGCGCTAAACAGCCGGTCGAACTGGCGAACCTCCTCGACACCCTCGCGCTGACTGAGCGCGCGGATATGCCGGATATCGTGCGCGCAAAACTGCACAAAATCACCGGCTACGTGCTGCGTGATGCGGAGCAAATGCCAGAGGCGCTGGTGCACCTGCAGCGTGCGATCCAGTTAGAGGGTGCTATCGGTGTGCGTAAAGACATCGAGCAGTTAGAGCGCCAGCTCAGACCAAAACCCGAACCGGCACCGAAAACCAAAACGATTAAACCGCGTGTGCGCAAACCCGCCGAAAAACCGGCGGCACGGCGTGGACGTCCACCAAAGGCGGCAAAAGCTGCAGGTTAACCGAGCGCTCCCCGAGCCGGGCGGCACGCCGGTCAATGCGGGTATCAATTGCCCTGACTGCGACCGGCGTCCACCGCCCAACCTATTACCCGAGGTTGTCATGACGACGCTGATTATTGAGCAAAAAAAAGAGCCGCAGGACGTGCCGGGCGTGGTGATACCGCCGCCGGGCGTGAGCGAGCCGGTAATCAAAAACACCCCGTTTTACCCTGATGTTGATCCGAAGCGCGTGCGGGAAGAAATGCGCCTTGAGCAGACCGTTTCCCCGGTGCGCCTGCGCCGGGCGATTAAGACCGCGATTGCGGAGACTAACGCAGAGCTGGGCGAGTGGCGCGAGCGTCAGCTCGATGCTGGTTACGCCACGCTGGCTGATGTCCCGACCGACGAGCTCGACGGCGAGAGTGTGCGGGTTTTCCACTACTTCAACGCCGTGTGCTCGATGACGACGGCCACGCTTTATGAGCGTTTTCGTGGCGTGGATGCGACCGCCAAAGGGGACAAAAAGGCCGACAGCATCGACAGCACTATCGATGAAATGTGGCGGGATATGCGCTGGTCAGTGGCGCGTATTCAGGACAAAGCGCGCTGCATTGTGGGGCAAATCTGATGAAAGCGTATGCGCTGCAGGGCGACACCCTCGATGCGATTTGCGCGCGGTATTACGGGCGCACCGGGGGAGTCGTCGAAACCGTGTTAAAGGCGAATCCCGGCCTGTCTGAGCTCGGCGTCATTCTACCGCACGGAACGGCTATCGAGCTGCCCGAGACCGACAGCGCGGCTAAAACCCAAACGGTGAATCTATGGGACTGAGTATGGAAAAAATCACCACGTTTATCGCCTACTGGCTGGCCGTCGCGCTGGCCTATTTCGGGGCGATGTCTCCCGAAAAGGTGGCGCTTTATGTGGGTGGCGGATGTGCCATTTTTACCGCGCTGACCAATTACTGGTTTAAGCGCAAAACGTACCGCTACCTGACGTCACTCGGACTCGATAAGGGGGCGATCCGTGAGCTCAATCATTAAACGATGCAGTGTGGCCGCAGTGCTGGCGCTGGCGGCGCTGATGCCTGACTTTCGTCTGCTAAACACCTCGCCCGAGGGGCTGGCGCTGATTGCCGACCTCGAAGGATGTCGCCTGACACCTTACCAGTGCAGCGCGGGAGTGTGGACGTCAGGCATCGGCCACACTGCAGGCGTAGTCCCGAAAAGGGATATCACCGAGCGTCAGGCGGCGGCGAACCTTGTCGCGGATGTGCTGAACGTCGAGAAGCGTCTTGCGGTCTGCGTGCCGGTGAAGATGCCGCAGCGCATTTACGACGCGCTGGTCAGCTTCTCATTCAACGTGGGAACCGGCGCGGCCTGCCGGTCGACGCTGGTCTCGTACATCAAGCGCCAGCAGTGGTGGCAGGCGTGCGACCAGCTCACCCGCTGGGTTTTTGTAAATGGCGAAGTCAGCACCGGGCTGGAAAACCGCCGCGCGCGTGAGCGTGCTTACTGCATCAAGGGGGTGCCATGAAAGTGATGTTGTTTTTACTGGCCGCACTGGTTGCGGTTGTGCTCTGGCAACGCCACGAAAACGGCAACCTGACGCGCTCTTTTGAACGGGCGAATAGGGTCGTCGGTGAACAAAAAAACGTGATCGGCATGCTGAAAAATCAACTTTCCGTGTCGCAGGGAATTGCCAGGGCAAACGAAACCGCGCAGGTCAGTTTACGCGGTGAACTGATTGCCGCCGGTGCGATGGCCGTGCGGCGTGAAGAGACCATTACGAGGCTGTTAAATGAGAATGAAACGTTACGCCGCTGGTATGGCGATAAGCTGCCTGATGTTGTGCGCAGGCTGCACACCCGCGCCGGTTGCGCCTCCGCCGGTCATTGTTTACAGCGCATGTCCGAAAGTGAGCTATTGCCCGATGCCGGAAAGCAATCCGGTCACTAATGGCGACCTGAGTGCAGATATTCGCAGGCTTGAGCACGCGCTCGCCGCCTGCGCGCTGCAGGTTGAAACCGTCAAAGATTGTCAGGATAAACTCGATGAAGAAAGCAATCAGCCTGCGCAAAGCGTTAACTGACGCCGTCCCGCAGCTTAAAACCAATCCCGAGATGATGCGTATCTTTGCCGATGAGGGGAATATCGATGCGCGTCTCGCGGCCTCACTGTCCCATGAAAAAAAATACACCCTCAATGTGATCGTGTGTGATTTTGTGGGCGACCCTGATTTGATTTTCGTGCCGGTGGCCGCGTGGCTCAGGGAAAACCAGCCGGATATCTGCACGCTCGATGAGGGACGCAAAAAGGGCTACCGTTTCCAGATGGATTTGAACGACGGGGATAATGTCGACATCAGTATCAGCCTGCAGCTGACCGAGCGCACCATCATCAGGGAGGAAAACGGCGCACTGCATGTGAGCTATGCCCCCGAGCCGCCACTGCCTGAGCCTGTCACCCCACCGAAAGCGCTTTATATCAATGGTGAACTGGTGAGTCACTGGGATGAATGACTTCAAACCTTTTGACGACCAGCTCGCCGGGCTGATTGCTGCCCTATCCCCTGCAGGACGTCGACGGCTTGCCGGTGAGATTGCGAAACAGCTCAGAACGGCACAGCAGCAACGGATTAAACAGCAAAAAGCCCCGGACGGTTCACCCTATCAGGCGCGAAAGCGTCAGCCGCTCAGGGCTAAAACCGGGCGGATTAAACGGGCTATGTTCCAGAAGCTACGCACAAGCCGCTACATGAAAGCCAGTGGACGTGAAAACAGTGCTGTGGTTGAATTTACCAGCAAAGTGCAGCGCATCGCGCGAATTCATCACAATGGACTATTGGACAAATCAGGACGTTATAGTCATGAAATTCAGTATCCAGTAAGAAGATTGTTGGGACTTTCAAAAGAAAATGTGCGAATCATTGAAAAAATCGCTTTAAAACATTTGGCTAATTGAGCGTTGAGATGTATAGCGCAAAAGCACGAATGTGCTGCGTAGAATTTGTTAATGCTTGATATTTATTTTAAAAATCATTATAGGTATACTTTCAAATTCGTATCTTTAAAGGGATTCCATGAGCGAGCCAGTTTATCTTGAAGATGTTTTTAAGCTTTCAGGCATACCAACAATCACTTTTGTTGAACCAAATGAATATAAAAATTTGTATGTTTCTATACGAACGGCTGGGCGTGGAGTCATAATAGAAGGACCGTCTGGTATTGGTAAAACAACCTGTGTTAAGCAAGTTATTGATAAACTCAAAGCTGAGCCTGGTCAGAGAGGAATTAAAGAATTTACAGTGTTGTCAGGCCGAAAGAGACAAGATATTGAAAAAATAAGATCTATTCTTAATGAAGAGGACTTCGGTGGGGTTATCATTGATGACTTTCATAAGTTGGACGACAATTTAAAGTGTCAGATTTCTGATTTGTTAAAGAATTTAGCGGATGAGCAATCGGAAAAATCAAAGTTAATAATAATCGGGATTAATAAGACAGGTAAGTCTCTGATTGATCTATCGCCAGATCTATTGAATAGAATTTCCATTGTGAAGTTTGAGTCAAATCCAGAACACAAAGTAAGAGAACTTTTGGAAAAAGGCGAAAGTGCGCTTAATTTCTCTTTGAATGTTAAAGAAGATATTGTCAGTGATTCTGATGGAGCATTCCATATTGCTCAAATGTTAGCACATAATGCTTGCTTGCAAGCGGACATAATTCAAAGGCTTGACGAACCACACGCAACTGATATTAGTTATGAGTCGCTTAAGGAAACTGTAATCCAGGAGCTCAGTTATAGATTTAACGATATTGTTGTGCGATTTGTGAAAGGGCAGCGAGTCAAAAAAGGAAGTAGAGCTCCTTATCTTCATGTTTTGTATTGGCTGTCCAAGGAGGAAGAACGTTCCTTAAATCTTGAAAGTTATTTAATTAACAATCCTAATCATCGCAATAGTGTAGGGCAAATCTTAACAAGGGGGCATCTGAAAACTCATTATGACAGCTATTCTCCCTTTTCAGATGTTATACATTATAATGACGAAACAACCGAAATATCAATTGAAGATCCAAAATTTTATTACTATATAAAAAATATTTTGTGGTCCAAGTTGGCAGAGAAAATTGGCTTTAATTCGTTTGAATTTAAATCAAGGTATGACTTTGCATTGTCGTTTGCTGGGGTTAATAGAAGTCACGCGGAATATTTGTATCAAAAATTAATTGATAGCGAGCTTTCTGTTTTTTATGATTTTAATGAGCAGGCGAGAATATTGTCTGAGGATGTTGAGCAATATTTAGCTCCGATTTATCGTAGTGAATCTGCATTTGTTATTCCATTTTTGAGTGTGGACTATCCAAATAGAGTATGGTGCAAGTTTGAGAGTGATAATTTTAAAGAGAGATTTGGTGAGGGGTGTGTAATACCTTTGCGATATAGCGATTGTCCGGTTGGTATGTTCGATACCACTAATGGTATTGGTGGTTTTACGATTGATATAAATGCAGATGTTAATGCACAGATGGATAAGTTTACTGAGCTTCTTGTTGAGAAAATATGTGAAAAAAGAGTGCGCTTAAATAGCGAAGCAGATGAGGAAGTAACTTAACGGATTCATTTCTATGTTGTGTTCTGCCTAGTACATTCAGCTTTAATTGCCGCTGGCCTTGCCCGGCGGCATCCTTTCCCCATGAATAATTTAAATTCTCTGCAGGAAATCGCACGAGCGATCCGCAACCTCATCCGCACCGGCATCGTGACCGACATTGACCTCGACGAGGGACTTTGTCGCGTCCAGACCGGCGGCATGGAAACCACCTGGCTGAACTGGCTTACCTGTCGTGCTGGTCGCTCGCGGGTGTGGTGGGCTCCCTCGGTCGGTGAGCAGGTGCTTTTGCTGGCTATCGGCGGCGAGCTCGATACGGCCTTTGTGCTGCCTGGCATTTTCTCGGATGACAATCCCGCGCCGTCAGCCTCGCCCGATGCGTTACATGTGTCATTTCCTGATGGCGCTGTCATCGAGTACGAGCCCGAAAGCGGAGCGCTTACCGTGTCCGGCATCAAAACCGCCGACGTCACCGCGTCGGATTCCGTTACCGCCACCGTGCCGGTGGTGCTGGTCAAAGCCTCGACCCGCATCACGCTCGACACTCCCGAGGTGGTGTGTACCAACAAGCTGATCACCGGCTCCCTCGAAGTGCAGAAAGGCGGAACGATGAAAGGGGATATCACGCACACCGGCGGGAAATTCACCTCTAACGGCGTGCAGGTGGATGACCACAACCACGGCGGTGTTGAAAAAGGCGGGAGCTGGACGGAGGGCATTCAATGACGGTGCGTTATCTGGGTATGAGCAGCCAGACCGGGCTCAGTATTTCTGAGGTTGAGCATATCAGGCAAAGCGTGCGCGACATTCTGGTCACGCCGGTTGGCTCACGTGTCATGCGCCGTGAATACGGCTCGCTGTTGTCGGCACTGATTGACCAGCCTCAGACACCGGCACTGCGCCTGCAGATTATGGCCGCGTGCTATTCCGCGATCCAGAAGTGGGAGCCGCGCGTCACCCTGTCGACCATCACCTTTGAGCGGTCGGACACTGACGGCGGGCTGTATGTCGATATCACCGGCACGCGCTCGACATCAGGCCAGCCAATTTCCATCACCATTCCACTGAGTTAAATCACTATGGCAACTGTTGACCTGAGTCAGTTACCCGTTCCCGATGTGGTTGAGGTACTGGACTATGAAACCATCCTTGCAGAACGCAAAGCGACGCTGATTGCGCTCTATCCCGAAGACCAGCAGGAGGCCATTAGCCGGACACTGGCGCTTGAGTCAGAGCCGATTGTTAAGCTGCTGCAGGAAAATGCCTACCGTGAGGTTATCTGGCGTCAGCGTGTGAACGAGGCAGCACTGGCGGTGACGCTGGCGTATTCCACCGGTAATGATCTCGACGTCGTGGTCGGGAACAACAATACCGAACGCCTGACCATCACGCCGGAGGACACCACCACCATTCCGCCGACCCCTGCGGTCATGGAGTCCGACACCGACCTGCGCCTGCGCGCACAACAGGCGTTTGAGGGATTGAGCGTGGCGGGACCGGTCGGTGCCTATGAATATCACGGCCGCAGCGCTGACGGGCGGGTCGCTGACGTCTCGGTCGAAAGCCCGTCGCCAGCCTGCGTGACGATCACCGTGTTATCCCGCGAGGATGACGGCACCGCCAGTCCTGAGCTGCTGGAGATAGTTGATAAAGCCCTCAATGCCGAAGATGTGCGCCCGGTGGCCGACCGGGTGACCGTCCAGTCAGCAGAAATTGTGCCGTATCAGATTGACGCAACGCTCTACGTTTACCCTGGCCCCGAATCTGAGCCCATCAGGCAGGCATCAGAGCAGAAGCTGCAGAGCTACATCAGCGCGCAGCACCGTCTCGGGCGTGATATCCGCCTGTCGGCCATTTATGCGGCGCTGCATGTTGAAGGTGTGCAGCGTGTTGAGCTGGCATCACCGCAGGCCGACATTGTGCTGACTAAGTCGCAGGCGTCGAACTGCACCGAGTACCAGATAACTATCGGGGGCTCGGATGAGTGACCGGCTTTTACCCGTTGGCTCATCACAGCTTGAGGTCGCCGCCGCTGCTGCGCTCGCTGAGATTAAGCGCGTGCCGGTACCGCTGCGCGCCCTGTGGAACTGGCGCGACTGCCCGTTAAACCTGCTGCCCTATCTGGCGTGGGCGCTGTCGGTTGACAGGTGGGATGAGGGGTGGCCGGAGGCGACAAAGCGCAGCGTGTGTGCGTCCTCGTTTTTCGTCCATCAGCACAAAGGCACCATCAGCGCATTACGGCGGGTGGTTGAGCCGCTCGGCTATCTGATTGAGGTGCGCGAATGGTGGCAACTCGACGAGGAGCCAGGCACATTCCGCCTCGTTGTCGGCGTGCTCGACAGCGGCATCACGGATGAAATGTATCAGGAGCTTGAGCGCCTGATTGACGACGCCAGACCGGCAAGCCGTCACCTGACCGGGCTGGCTATCAGCCTAAGTACGACCGGCGAGCTGTATGTCGGCGCAGGATGCTACCACGGCGACGCGCTGACCGTTTACCCCTACACCCCCGAGGAAATTATCGTCGGCGGTGAATATTACCCGGCCTCGGCCATCCATTTGATTGACAACCTGAGAGTGAACGCATGACCGCAAAATATTTAGCCATTCTGACCAATCAGGGCGCGGCGCGGCTGGCGAACGCGGCGGCACTCGGTACCCAACTCAACCTGACGCAGATGGGCGTCGGTGATGCAAACGGTACGCTGCCGACCCCTGACCCCTCGCAGACGACGCTCATCAACCAGAAGCGTATTGCGCCGCTGAACATGCTGACCATTGACCCGGCCAACGCCAGCCAGATTATCGCGGAGCAGATTATCCCCGAGAATGAGGGCGGTTTCTGGATCCGCGAGATTGGTCTTTATGATGAAGACGGTATTCTGATTGCCGTGGCGAACTGCCCGGAAACCTACAAACCGCAGCTGCAGGAGGGAAGCGGTCGCACGCAGACCATCCGCATGATCCTGATTGTGTCGAGCACGTCGGCCATTACCCTGAAAATTGACCCGGCGGTCGTGCTGGCAACGCGCCAGTATGTCGACGATGGGGTTATCGAGGTGAAAGCCTATGTCGATAGTCTGCTGGCCGCACACCTTGCCGCTGCTGACCCCCACGCGCAGTACCTCAAAACGGCGGATATTGATAAATACATTCCGGTCGGGTTTCCTCTGCCTTGGCCGCAGGCAACGCCGCCGGCTGGCTGGCTGAAATGCAACGGCGCGACTTTTGATAAGGCGAAATATCCAAAGCTGGCCGCTGCTTACCCGACAGGCACGCTACCTGACATGAGAGGGTATTTAATTCGGGGATGGGATGACGGTCGTGGCATTGATACTGGCCGTGTCTTACTTAGTGGGCAGGCGCCTAGAGTTGGTTACCTGGGTTTTTCTCTTAGCACATTTTCCGGAGCATTTAACCCAGGCTCTATTATCTTGTCAGATGCCGTCAACATTACATGTCAAAATATCAATGGCGCGGCAGGCTCTATTAATAACGATAATGGTGCGGCCTCTGGTGATGCATATGTTATCCCAGCGGATACACGTCCCTGGAACGTTGCGTTTAACTATATTGTGAGGGCGGCATGATGGCGAAAGCAGCATTGAACAAAAACGGCATTGCCACGAAAGCCGGTGAAATGACGGTGTATAACTACGATGGTGAAACCCGCGAATATCTGGCGTCATCCGTCGAGTTTCTGGCGGTGGGCGTGGGTATTCCTGCGAATTCCTGCTCTGATGCGCCGCCCGATAATAAAGCCGGTTTTGCCATTTGCCGCACGGCCAGCTGTGATGGGTGGGAGTATGTTACCGACCACCGGAGCGAGACGGTTTATGACACGGAAACCGGCCAGCCTGTCGAAATGACTGCGCTGGGTGATTATCCTGCCAGTGTGACCACCGTCGCGCCGCTGACGCCTTATGACCGCTGGAACGGTAGCGAATGGGTCACCGACACGGATGCTCAAAAAACGGGTCAGGTGGCGGCGGCTGAACAGAAAAAAGGATTATTGCTGGCCGAAGCCCAAAGCACTATCAGCCTGTGGCAAACCGAGCTGCAGCTCGGCATCATCAGTGATGATGAGAAAGCTAATCTGATTAGCTGGATGTCTTATATTAAAGAGCTGCAGGCTGTTGATACCGATACGGCACCGGGTATTAACTGGCCGGTTTCTCCGGCGGCGTAGGTCGTTCATTGTCTGGGGCGGCGGATGTGTCCATGCATTCACCGCGCCCGGATACATACCCGTATCAACATGATCCTCACATCGAAACGCGCTTATCCACGCTTTATGAAAATCCCCGTCCGCAAATCCCGCCTCGCCGTTGTGCCAGCTATCACCGAACCTTCACGGTTAGACCGTCTTTAACACTATCAGGAGAATGACACTCACCCCTAACAACGGAGTTAAACGGATGAGTGACTTTCATCACGGCGTTGAGGTCATCGAGATTAACGATGGCACGCGCACCATTTCCACCGTCTCGACGGCAATCATCGGCATGGTCTGCACGGCCAGCGATGCTGACGAAAAGACATTCCCGCTAAATGAGCCGGTACTGATTACCAGCGTGCAGAGCGCTATCGGTAAAGCCGGTAAACAGGGCACGCTGGCAAAATCCCTGCAGGCCATCGCAGACCAGTGCAAACCGGTCATTGTGGCTGTTCGTGTTGCCGAAGGTACCGCAGACGACGAAGAGGCGGCGCAGAGCGAAACCATTTCAAACATCATCGGCACCACCGACGAAAACGGCAAATACACCGGGCTGAAAGCGCTGCTGACGGCGAAAACCGTCACCGGCGTCAAGCCGCGCATCCTCGGCGTGCCGGGGCTGGATACGCAGGAAGTGGCGACCGCGCTGGCGTCGACCTGCCAGAGCCTGCGCGCGTTTGGCTATGTCAGTGCATGGGGTTGCAAAACTATTTCAGACGCAATCGCTTATCGCGAGAATTTCAGCCAGCGCGAGCTCATGGTCATTCACCCTGATTTTCTGGCGTGGGACACCACAACCGATGAGACCACTGTTGCATGGGCGACCGCCCGCGCACTCGGCCTGCGTGCCAAAATCGACCAGGAGACCGGCTGGCACAAAACCCTGTCAAACGTCGGCGTGAATGGTGTCACCGGCGTCAGTGCCTCGGTCTCATGGGATTTGCAGGAGAAGGCCACCGACGCCAACCTGTTAAATGAGGCTGGTGTCACCACGCTTATTCGCAACGATGGCTTTAAGTTCTGGGGAAACCGCACCTGTTCTGATGACCCGCTTTTCCTGTTTGAGAATTACACCCGCACCGCGCAGGTGCTGGCCGACACCATGGCGGAGGCGCACGCCTGGGCGATGGATAAACCTGTCACCGCAACGCTTATCCGCGACATCGTCGCCGGTATTAATGCCAAATTCCGCGAGCTGAAAAACAATGGCTATATCGTAGACGGTTCGTGCTGGTACGACCCGGAGTCAAACAGCGTGGAAACGCTCAAAGCGGGGAAACTGTATATCGATTACGACTACACCCCCGTCCCACCGCTGGAAAACCTGACCCTGCGCCAGCGCATCACTGATAAGTATCTGGCGAACCTGTCAGAGTCGGTCAACAGCTAAGGAGCTCAGAGCATGGCATTACCACGCAAACTGAAATATCTGAATATGTTTAACGACGGCCGCAGCTACATGGGCGTCGTGGAATCCGTCACCCTGCCAAAGCTGACCCGCAAGCTTGAGAAATACCGTGGCGGCGGGATGCCGGGCTCGGTGTCAATTGACCTCGGTCTCGATGACGATGCGCTGTCTCTTGAGTGGACGATCGGTGGCCTGCCTGACGTCGAACTGTGGGCGCAGTACGCATCACCGGGCGCGGCCAGCGTGCCGTTACGCTTTGCTGGCTCATACCAGCGCGATGACACCGGCGAGATTTCCGCCGTTGAGGTGGTCATGCGTGGCCGTCACAAAGAGTATGACGGCGGCGAGAATAAACAGGGCGAAAGCGGCACGACCAAAATGTCGACCGAGTGCGCTTACTACCAGCTCACGATTGACGGTAAAGAGGTCATCGAGATTGACGTCATCAACATGGTGCTGAAAGTCGACGGCGTTGACCGTCTGGAACAGCACCGCCGCGCAATCGGGCTGTAATTTCCTGACCGGTCAGCGCTGCTGGCCGGTTATTAACTCCTTTCAGAGCAGAGAAAAACATCATGGCAAAAGCACCACGTAAAACCGCTGAGTTTGTTGATACGGCTGGCAATGAAATTGACACCGAAAACCCCAATGTCGTGACCCTCGACAAGCCGATTATGCGCGCCGGTCAGACGATTGATAAAGTCACCCTGATTGAGCCGAACGCCGGTACCCTGCGCGGTGTCAGTCTTGCGTCGGTGGCGCAGTCCGAAGTCGATGCGCTGATTAAGGTACTGCCCCGCATGACCTATCCCGCGCTCACCACGCAAGAACTAACCGCGATGAATCTGCCCGATATGCTGTCGCTGGCCGCTAAGGTGATTGGTTTTTTGTCACCGGCTTCGGCGGAATAGACTTCCCGTCTGACCTGTCGACCGATGACCTGATGGCGGATATCGCAGTGATATTCCACTGGCCGCCCTCAGAGCTCTATTCCCTGAGCCTGACAGAGCTCATCACATGGCGCGAAAAGGCGCTGCAGCGAAGCGGAAAACATCATGAGCAATAACGTCAGACTTGAGGTGCTGCTTAACGCAGTAGACCGGGCAAGCCGACCACTCAAAGCTATCCAGACCGCCAGCAAATCCCTTGCTGGTGACATCCGTACTTCACAAACCAGCCTGCGCGATCTGAATGCGCAGGCGTCCCGAATTGACGGATTCAGGAAAGCGAGCGCACAGCTTGCCGTGACCGGTCAGTCGCTTAATAAAGCGAAACAGGAAGCCGCCGCGCTGGCCATCCAGTTTAAAAATACCCAAAACCCCACGACGGCGCAGGCGCGCGCGATGGAGGCGGCAAAGAAATCCGCCGCTGACCTGCAGCTCAAATATAACGGGCTGAGGCAGTCGGTACAGCGCCAGCGCACAGAGCTTGCGCAGGCCGGGGTAAACACCCGCACGCTGTCGGCGGATGAGCGCCGTCTTAAAGCCAGTATCAGCGAGACAACCGCGCAGCTTAACCGGCAACGTGATGCGCTGGCGCGCGTCAGCCAGCAACAGGCGAAACTGAACCGCGTTAAAGACCGTTATCAGGCCGGTAAATCCATCGCAGGAAACGCGGCAGCGGCTGGCGCGGCAGGTGTTGGCATCGCCACGGCGGGAACCATGGCCGGGGTAAAACTGCTGACGCCTGGCTTTGACTTTGCACAGAAAAACTCTGAGCTGCAGGCCGTGCTCGGAGTCGATAAGCAGTCGCCAGAAATGCTGGCACTGCGCAAACAGGCGCGACAGCTTGGTGACAATACCGCCGCCTCTGCAGACGATGCGGCGAGCGCGCAAATCATCATTGCGAAAAGCGGCGGGGATGCTGCTGCCATTCAGGCGGCGACGCCAGTCACGCTGAATATGGCACTGTCTAACCGGCGCTCGATGGAGGAAAACGCCGCACTGCTGACGGGGATGAAATCCGCCTTTGGGCTCTCAAACGATAAAATCGCGCACATTGGCGACGTTCTGTCGATGACGATGAACAAAACCGCCGCCGATTTTGACGGGCTGAGCGACGCGCTGACCTATGCCGCGCCGGTGGCAAAAAATGCCGGGGTCAGTATCGAGCAGACTGCCGCGATGGTCGGCGCGCTGCACGACGCCAAAATCACCGGCTCAATGGCGGGTACGGGTAGCCGTGCCATCCTGAGCCGCCTGCAGGCTCCGACCGGAAAAGCCTTTGAGGCCATCAAGGAGCTCGGCGTTAAAACGTCTGACAGTAAAGGTAATACTCGCCCGATATTTTCCATCCTGAAGGAAATGCAGCGCAGTTTTGAGAAAAACAATCTCGGAACGAGTCAGCGCGGCGAGTACATGAAAGCCATCTTTGGGGAAGAGGCCAGCTCGGCGGCGGCGGTGCTGATGGCCGCAGCATCGAGCGGTAAACTCGACCAGCTCACCGCTGCATTCAAAGCCTCTGACGGTAAAACCGAAGAGCTGGTCAAAGTCATGCAGGACAATCTCGGCGGTGACTTTAAGGAGTTTCAGTCAGCCTATGAGGCTGTCGGTACTGACCTGTTTGACCAGCAAGAGGGCTCTTTGCGGAAACTGACGCAAACGGCCACGCAATATGTTTTGAAACTGGATGGCTGGATCACACGTAATAAATCACTGGCGACCACTATCGGTGTGGTAGTCGGTGGCGCGCTGGGGCTGATTGGTGTGCTCGGCGGGATTGGTCTGATTGCATGGCCGGTAGTCATGGGGGTTAACGCCATTATTGCCGCTGCCGGAGTGCTGGGAACGGTGTTTACCGTAGCCGGTAGCGCGATTGTCACCGCGCTTGGTGCAATTAGCCTGCCAGTGGTGGCGGTAGCCGGTGCTGTTGTGGCCGGTGCGCTCCTGATCCGTAAATACTGGGAGCCGCTGGGCGCTTTCTTCTCGGGCGTAGTGGAGGAGCTTAAAGCAGCTTTTGCGCCGGTCGCCGGAATCTTTGCCCCGCTCGCGCCGGTGTTTGATTCCATCATCGAGAAACTGCGCGGGGTCTGGCAGTGGTTCACCAACCTGATAGCGCCGGTTAAGGCGACGCAGGAAACGCTCGACCGCTGCAAAAACGTCGGTGTGGCCTTTGGTCAGGCGCTGGCCGATGCGCTGATGGCTCCCCTGAATATCTTTAACAGCCTGAGTGGCAAGGTCGGCTGGCTGCTGGAAAAGCTCGGGGTTATCAAAAAAGAGTCGGGCGACCTCGACCAGACCGCAGCGAAAGCCGGGGCGCAAAGCGGGGCATATATCCCGGCAACGTCTGCTTATGGTGGTTATCAGGCTTATCAGCCGGTGACGGCACCTGCAGGCCGGTCTTACATCGACCAGAGCAAGCGGGAATACAACATCAATCTGCCAGGTGGTGCCGGGGCGGGTACTGACCTTGACCGACAGCTGCGCGACGCCGTCGACAGAATCGACCGCGAAGAAAGGGCGCGTCAGCGCTCAAGTATGCGCCACGACGGATGAGGGCTAAAGCATGTTAATGGTACTGGGATTATTTGTTTTTGAGCGCCGCACGCTGCCTTATCAGTCGATGCAGTATTCGAAGGATTACCGCTGGGCGTCAAACGACCGCATCGGCAAGCCACCGGCTTATCAGTTTCTCGGTGAAGGGGAAACCTCGCGCACGCTGTCGGGCGTGCTTTACCCTGAAATTACCGGCGGCCGCCTGTCGCTGACGGCTGTCGAGCTGATGGCCGACGAGGGCAGGGCGTGGCCGCTTATTGACGGAACGGGCATGATCCACGGCATGTATGTCATCGACAAAGTGACCCACACGCACACCGAGTTATTTAGCGACGGCGCGGCCAGAAAAATTGAATTCAGCCTGTCACTGAAACGGGTCGATGACTCGCTCGCGGCCATATACGGCGACCTTAGCACGCAGGCAGGCAATCTGGTGACGTCTGCCGGTAACTGGATTGGAGGGCTGACGGGATGATTAGCGGGATTAACGTGCAGGCCGGGGCGCGGGTTGCCCCGGCGTTTATGCTCACGCTCGATGGCGACGACATTACGCAGAATTTCAGCGACCGGCTTATCGGTCTGACCATGACGGACAATCGCGGATTCGAGGCTGACCAGCTCGACATCGAGCTCGATGATACCGACGGGCTGGTCGAGCTGCCGCCGCGCGGCGCAAAGCTGACGCTGTGGTTAGGCTGGCAGGGCTCGGCTTTACTGAATAAGGGGAGTTTCACGGTCGATGAAATTGAGCACCGCGGAGCGCCTGATACGCTGACCATCCGGGGGCGTAGTGCCGATTTTCGCGGGACGCTGAACTCGCGGCGGGAACAGTCATGGCATGACACCACGCTCGGGGTCATTGTCGAGACCATCGCGGCACGCAACAAGCTGACGGCCAGCGTTGCCGATACGCTGAAAGCGATCCCCGTTCCTCACATTGACCAGACGCAGGAATCCGACGCGGTGTTTTTGTCCCGCCTGGCTGACCGCAACGGCGCGACAGTCTCGGTGAAAGCCGGAAAACTGCTATTCATCAAAGCCGGTAGCGCGATGACGGCCAGCGGCAAACCTGTCCCGGAAATGACGATTGAGCGCGGCGACGGCGACCGACATCAGTTTGCCATTGCTGACCGGGAGGCTTACACCGGTGTAACAGCAAAATGGCTGCACACCAAAGATCCGAAGCCGCAAAAGCAAAAGGTGAAGCTCAAACGCAAACCAAAGGTGCAGCACCTGCGAGCGCTGCAGCATCCGAAGGCGACCAAAACCACTGCAAAGGCCAAAGCCAAAAAGGAGCAGGAAGCGCGCGAGGGTGAGTATATGGCCGGTGAGTCTGACAACGTGCTGGAGCTGACAACCATCTACGCGACAAAGGCGCAGGCCATGCGCGCTGCACAGGCAAAGTGGGACAAAATTCAGCGCGGTGTCGCGGAATTTTCAATCTCGCTGGCGTTTGGCCGTGCGGATTTATTTCCCGAAACGCCGGTGACGGTTAAAGGCTTTAAGCGCGTTATAGACCAACAGGCGTGGATAATCAGCCGGGTGGTGCATAACCTTAACGGGAACGGCTATACGACGGGCTTAGAGCTTGAGGTTAAGGTTTCAGATGTAGAGTATGAAAGCGAGGAGTTAAATCAATAAAACGTATTTAACTATTTGTTATATAAGGATTTAATGGTTAAAATTGGCGCATCGGAAATAAAAAAGAGGTGCTCGCCATGTTTCACTGTCCTAAATGCCATTTTGCTGCACACGCTCGCACAAGCCGCTATTTTTCTGACACAACCAAAGAGCGCTATCATCAGTGCACAAACATTAACTGCAGCTGCACTTTTGTCACCACTGAGACTGTCGAGCGCTTTATCGTGTCACCGGGTGAAGTGGTACCAGCGCCACCGCATCCGACAACGTCAGGCCAGCAACAGATCCACTGGATGTGA